CGTGAGTATCGTGTGACGCTCAGGCAGATGTACCGGATTATCTCCAAGCAGCGGGCGGCGGCGAATGCGCGGCGGCAGGGCCAGTTATTTGAAGCGGCGGGCGGTGGCGGCTGAGCGGGTTTATTGACACGTGTCAATTCATCTGATGGTGAGGGCGAGCGCACAGTAGGCGGTAATTCTTGCTGCCGGTGCGCGCCATGTCGAAATCGCCTTTATCCCCTCGTGTTGCGGTGTTGTTTGAACGCATGGTATCCGGCCTGGACCGGATCGGGTTCGCGTGGCTGTTGATGGCGGTGTCCGTCTTGGCGCTGACCGGTGTGGCTTTTTTGAATCCGGCCAAACTCGGCGCGTATTTGTGGGCGATCTCGAAACTTTCGGGCGCGGCGGCACTCGGGTATGGCATCGACACCGCGTTTTTCCGGGGCTCGGAACCGAGGTATCTGGACGGGCTTGATAAAACGATGGCGCAGACGCGGCGGGCGACGCTGATTGCGGCGACGGTGATTGGCGCGGGGCTCATTGGATGAAGTGTTATCGCGCCCTGTTGTTGTTATTGCTCACCGCGCCGCTTCACGCGCAGCCGGTGATGATTCCCGACGCCTCGGCGTTATACCGGCACCGGGTGGAGCAAGTCGTGGCCGATGTGTTCGGTGTCAACGGTTCGCCTGCACGATTGGCGGCGCAATTGCATCAAGAAAGTACGTGGCGTGCACAGGCACGCTCGCCGGTGGGTGCACAGGGCCTTGCGCAGTTTATGCCCGCAACGGCGCGCTGGATGCAAGATCAATTTGCGCGCGAGCTGGGCGCGTTTGACCCGTGGAATCCGGTCCAGGCCATTCACGCAGCGGCGTTGTACGACCGCTGGTTATACGAGCGCGTGCAGCCCTTTGGATACACCCGGTTATCTGAATGCAGCCGTTGGGCGTTTACCTTGCGTGCGTATAACGGTGGCGAGACGTGGTTATTGCGCGAGCGCGGATTGACACTGGCCAACCGGGACAATCCCAATGACTGGCGCGCGGTGGAACGCTGGCGTCGTCGGGGACTGAATGCACACCGGGAAAACACCGCGTATCCGCGTCGGATTTTACTGATGCTGGAACCGGCGTATCTGGCGGCGGGCTGGCCGGGGGAACCGGTATGTCGCTGAAGTTCTCCATCGTGTGGGGTGTGGCCGGGCTGGCGCTGCATTTTGCGTTGGCGTTTTTGATGGGCGTGCGCCACGAGCGCGGCCAAGCGGCGAAGCGGGAAAACGCCACGCTTATCCGTGAGTTATCGAATGCCCGCGCCGCCGCCAAGGAGGTGCACGAGATAGCCCTGACGATTCAGACCGAACACATCGCCAGCGTGGAGCGGCTGAATGCGATTGCATCCGATTTTGAGAACTCCCGTGAACGCCATACGCAACATTTCAACCGCCAGCGGGCGGCGCTTTCCCGGTTACTGGAACACCGCCCTGATCTTGAGTCCCCTGTTGGCGCTGATGTCCTGCGCCACTGGCAGACCAGCAATGCCGGAGCCGGTGTTGATGCTGCCGATGATTCCCCCACCTCCGGTACCGGCGGGATTGATGCAGCCGTGTCCCCCCCTGCCGATGCCGGAAGGGACGAGCTGGGCGGCGTTGATTGCGAACCACGATGCAGTCACGGCGCAGTATCACCAGTGCCGGACCATGCAGCGGCACCTGATCGAGGCGATGAACACGTGGGAACGCACGGCGAAGCAGCGTTATTGCGCGGCGCTCAAACACGCGGGCCACACGGCGGAGGGGTGCCATGACTGACCCGTGGCCATTATTGATTGTGGCGGTCTTGGCGTCATTGGCGAGCGTCGTTGTGCCGTGCGTGTTCTGGGCGATGCACGCGGCGCTGGCGCGGCGGGTGGCGCGGCTGGAGGCGCAGCAGCGCAGCCAGATGACCCACGCCGATGCGATCACGATTTATGAGCGCATGGCCGGGGTGGAGGGCGAGGTCAAGACCTTGGTGCGTGAAGTCCAGACGATTCAGAAATACCTGCGGGAGCAAGGCAAGTGAGCACGAACAAACCCCACGCTGATTTTCGTCTCAAAGAAATCCGCCTGGTGCTGTTGCGCATTCTCAGCGAACAGCCGGGGCGGCAGGCGAACAGTTCCACGCTCCACGCCGGGCTGTTTTATCTGCACATCGTGGCCGAAGAGCACGAAGTGATCGGTGCGCTTCAGTTCCTGCAACTGCACCAACTGGTGGATCTCCGGCAATTGGGCGAAATCAAACCCAATCTGTACGGGGCCAAACTGACCCGGCGCGGGCTGAACGTGGTACGCGGGTATGTGCGTATCGAGGGCATTCTGGACCCGGTGGACCGCGACTGATGGAGCGCCCCAAGCGCCGCCGCAAGGGTCATGTCCACCGCGCCCCGTACCGGACGCGGCTGGAGGAACTCTTGCGCGCCGATACGTACACGCTGGATGAAATGGTCGCCATCATCAAGGCCGAGTATCCAGATGAACCGGTGAGCCGCAGCAGCGTGCACCGCTATGACGCGCACATCCGTTCGTTTACCGAGAAAATGCAGGAGCTGGAAACCCACGCCAAAATCATTGCCGACAAATACGGCAAGTCGGATGACACTGGAAACCTGCTTGCCAATGCGGTGATGACGCTGACCACCGATACCGCGCTTCATCTGATGGCGAGCGGCGGGGCGGAACTGGATGATGTGCGCAAGCTGGCGCAGACCGCGCATACGGCGCTTCAGGGCAAGCAGGTCAGCCTCAATGTCAGAAAACAGATCGAGGCCGAGGTGCGCGAGAAAGTACTGGCCGAGCAGAAGGCGAAAATTGAGGCGCTGGGCAAGAGCGGCGCGATTGATGCGGCGGGATTGAAAACGGTCATGCAGGCGGCGTTCGGATTATGAACACGCCTGCCCTCACGCTCTACCCGTATCAAAAGCGCTGGATACAGGATGAATCGCGTTTCAAGATCGCCATGTTCGCGCGCCAGTGCGGGAAGACGTTTACCTCGACCTTGGAGATTGTACTGGACTGCCTGAAGGCCGAAGCCGCAGGCAAACGCGCCCGCTGGGTGATTCTCTCACGCGGCGAGCGCCAGGCCAGGGAAGCCATGCAAGAAGGCGTTAAAGTGCATTTGAACGCGCTACAGGCGGGGTTTAAAGAGCTGGGGTATGAATTTGACGCCCAGACCCGCGCGCTTGAGATCGAGCTCCCGGGCGGCAGCCGGATTACGGCATTACCGGCCAATCCCGATACCGCGCGTGGGTTCTCGGCCAATGTGCTGCTGGATGAATTTGCTTTCCATCAAGACAGCCGGGCGATTTGGAGAGCCCTGTTTCCAGTGATTTCAAAACCCGGCTTGAAGCTGCGGGTGATTTCGACCCCGAATGGCAAGGGCAACAAGTTTTATGAACTCATGACCGGGAGCGATGACGGGTGGAGCAGGCACATCACCGATATTTATACCGCCGTCAAGGATGGCCTGCCCCGAGACATTGAGCAACTCAAGCGCGGCGCGGGCGATGCGGATTTATGGGCGCAGGAATTTGAATTGGAGTGGCTGGATGAAGCCAGCAGTTGGTTGTCGTTTGATTTGATTGCCTCGGTTGAGGATGACAAGGCGGGGAAACCGGACGTCTATACCGGCGGGCCGTGCTATGTCGGCGTGGATATTGCCGCCCGCAACGACCTGTTTGTGATTTGGGTGGATGAGATTGTCGGCGATGTGGCCTGGTGCCGGGAAATCATCACCCGCAAGCGCGCCAGTTTTGCCGAGCAAGACCAATTGCTCGATGATGTGTTCCGCCGCTATAAGGTCATGCGCTGCTGCATGGACCAGACCGGGATGGGCGAGAAACCGGTGGAAGATGCCCAGCGCCGCCACGGCACTGCGCGCGTGGAAGGGGTGCTGTTGACCAGCGCGAATAAACTCACTCTGGCGACATTGGGTAAAGAAGCCTTCGAGGATAGAAAATGCAGGATACCGGCGGGCGATGCGGTACTCCGCGCCGATCTTCATAAACTCAAAAAAGTCACCGGCCCGACCGGAGTTCCCCGCTTTGTCGCCGACAGCGACAGCGCGGGTCATGCCGACCGCGCGTGGGCGAAGTTTTTGGCCACCAGCGCGGGCAAAGGCGGAGACGAAATCATTGATTACCACCGGGTGAAACCGGGGGCATCGTATACGCGCACGATTGAACGCGGCGGAAACTGGAAAATGGGGGTTGTCTGACCATGGCGCAAATACTCGATCACCGTGGCGAGCCGATCAGAACGGTGGCCTTGACCCGCATCTTTGCCGAACCGCAGGGCAGCGGAGTGCGTCAGGTCTGGCACGCCTCGGCGGCGGACAATCTCACCCCGGCGCGACTGGCGGATTTATTGCAACAGGCGCGGCGCGGGCAGGGCACCGGGTATCTGACCCTGGCCGAAGAGATGGAAGAGCGCGATGCGCACTATGCCTCTGTGCTCAATACCCGGCGCATGGCGGTGGCCGGGCTGCCGGTGCGCGTCGATGCGCTCTCGGATGACACACGCGATATTGACATTGCCGATGCGGTGCGCGCCCTGGTCGATGAACCCGATTTTGATTATCTGCGGCTGGATTTACTCGATGCCTTGGGGAAAGGGTATTCGGTGTGCGAGATCGAGTGGAACCGCGACGGCAAGACCTGGACACCGGCACGCTATTCACACCGCGATCCCCGGTTTTTCCAGTTCGACAAAGTGACCGGGCGCGAGCTGCGCCTGCGCGATGAATCCCAGCAGAGCGGGCTGACATTACCGGCATACAAGTTCATCGTCCACACGCCCAGGCTGCGCCCCGGCATGCCCCTGCGCAGCGGGCTGGCGTTCCTGTGCGCCGTCGGCTATATGTGCAAGGCGTGGGCATGGCGGGACTGGATGGCCTTTGCGGACGTCTACGGCATCCCGATGCGGGTGGGCAAATACGGCGCGGGCGCGACCGACAAAGATATCAAGACCCTGATTGCCGCCGTGAGCAATCTCGCCAGCGATGCCGGAGCGGTGATCCCCGACTCGATGCGCATCGAGTTTGAGAAAGCAGCCAATACCGCCGGTGCCGGGGAGTTCTTTGAAACCCTCGCCACCTGGTGGGATAAACAGATCAGCAAGGCCGTGCTCGGGCAGACGATGACGGCGGATGATGGCGCATCACTCAGCCAGGCCAAAGTGCATGACGATGTGCGCATGGATTTGTTGCGTGCCGATGCGCGGGCCTTATCGAGCACCTTGAACCGGGATTTGATCCGCCCGTTTGTGGATTTGAATTTTGGGCCGGGACGGTACCCGAAACTGGTGATCGAGGTGGCCGAGGCGGAGGATATTGCCGCCTGGGTGGACACGGTGACAAAGTTGATTCCCTTTGGCTTGCCTGTCGAGGCATCCTACGTCCGCGACAAGCTCGGCATTCCCGACCCTGATCCGGGGGCCGCGTTATTGCAGACCCCGGCCTCGCCGATGCTGCCCGGATTCAATCGTGCCCTGAACAACGAAACCGCGCCGCCGCCGCATGTGGTGGAGATTGACCGCGAAGACCAGCTCGCCGGGCTGCTGGCGAAAGAGGCGGACCCCATTGTTGGGCAATGGGTGGAGCAGATTGAAGAGTTGGTGAATCGTGCCGGTTCGTTTGAAGAGATACAGGACGGGGTATTGGCGTTATTGCCGGACATGGACGCCGATGAATTTGCCCGCACCGTCCAGCACGCGCTGGCGGTCGCCGGGGTGGCCGGGATGAGCGATGCGGGAGATGACAGCCATGGTTAATGTTGTTGATGGATTGGTCGCGCGGATACCGCCGGAAGCGGGGCGCGCGGTGGGTCACGTGTCCGACGCAGTCGTTGTAGAGCGCGAAGTACGAATTGCGCCGGGGTGTACCGAAAGTGCCTGCCCGTCCTGTACAAGTGATACACGACCGGTCCCCCCAGTCATTCAGTCCATCAATACGCGCGTGCCGTCAGATGACGTACCCGCGATCAACATGATGCCGGGGTTGGAACGGGTGGTGTTATGGGAGTTCCCAATAGAATTGCTGGCCCGGATAATCCATCACCAGCTTGCCCGCGCGCAGGGCGCCTCTGCCGATCAGCATGTCAAAACGTCCCTGTCGCTGAAGCAGCGAGGCATGGATATCGATTTCGAGGCAGAGGGTGATGCTTGGAAAATACAGGTGACAGCCATGCCGCATGGTGACGAAAGAGGAGGACGCGGTGGCGAGGGAGATGGGTTGGAGCGGAGGCGCGCCGATGGACGCGAGTAATTCAGGCGTGCATGCGCTGAAATCGGCCCCTGTGTCCACAAGCGCCACAACGGGCACTTCATTGTCCTGCCGTACCGGCGGCGGGCATTCGGTTTCAAACCGGAGCACCGCATCCATGATCGGGGCGGCATCGGACGGGTGGCCGGTGATGGAGCGGGCCGGATGTCCCCAACGATCCACAAACCGAATCGGCACGATCTTTCCCATGGCAACCTCCCCGTATGAAGTGAGCGGCCATCATGCCTGAGATGCGCGGGAGTTTTCGCAGCTTCAAAGCGGCTGAAGATTATTTCCGGCAGAAAGTAAACCTGCCGACCGCACGCTGGAATGACCTGCACCAGGGCCAGCACGCGCGGGCGTTTGTGGTCGCCGGTGCGACCCGTGATGCGTTGTTGGTGGATATGCGCAAGGCCATTGATGCGGCGATTTCAAAAGGTGAGACCTTGGAAGATTTCCGCAAGCGCTTTCGGGAGATCGTGAGCAAGCACGGCTGGCATGGCTGGACGGGGGAAGGCAGCGAGGCCGGGGGAAATTGGCGTACTGCCGTGATTTATCACACCAACCTGCGCACGGCGTATATGGCCGGGCGCTGGGAGACGTTGAAAGATTTTCCGTATCTGCAATACCAGCACAACACGGTCAAGAACCCGCGCGAGGAACATCAGGCGTGGGATGGGAAAATCATCAAGACCGATGACCCATGGTGGCAAACCCACTATCCGCCCAACGGTTGGGGCTGCCGGTGTACCGTCACGGGCGTATCTGAGGCGCGGCTTCGGGCGATGGGCAAGACCGCCCCGGATACGGCCCCCGGCCCCGATGCAGGCGACCTGCCGGATGAGTGGGCGTATCACGTCGGTGAGGCCGGCAGCGGGCGACAATTGCGCGAACAGGAGATGCAGTACTGGCGCGATCAGAAAGCCGGGGCGTGGGACATCATGACGCCGGAAACCGCCGCCGATCACGGCAGGCCCGGACAGGTGCCGCTGGATGCGCTGCCGCGCCCATTGGCGGCGGTGCGTCATGCTGATGAAGCGGGCATGCGGGATTTGCTGACAACGGCACTGGGAGCCGAGGAGCGCGTTTTCAGTTTACCCTTGCGCAAGGACTTCAGTCTTGACATTGTGGCGAACGCAACCGCGCTGGCAGGCCATGTCGATGGCAATCGCGCCGCCTATGTGCCGTTGTTGCCGGATGTACTGTCTGCCCCATTTGAGGTCTGGCAGAGCTTTGAACGCCACAAGGGCACAGGCCGGGTGGAACTGCGCACGCGTTATGTGCGGGCTTTTGATATTCCCGGCAAGCCCGGCATGCTTGTCGTCCTTCAGGCCGTCAAGGGCCGATTGATGGGCTGGACGATGATCCCGACCAAACTCGGTTATCTGGACCGGCAACGCTACGGGAACCTGCTTTATGCGCGTCCATGAAATGGGACCTGACAGGGTTGCGGCCCTGTCGGCACAACTGACGGAACACAGGCCGCAACCCGAACCGCCAGAGGTCAGGAGAGCATAACATGACACCAGGCCCACGCGATAAAAACAAATCGTTCGTAATCGAAGTAGACGATGCCCTGGCGCGGGCGTGGTTCGGGGAATTGCTCAAGCGCAGCAGTGACCTTCAGCCGTTGATGCGGGATATTGGCGAGATACTCACCAAATCCACGCAACAGCGGTTTCGTGATGGTGTGGGCCCGGACGGGGTGGCGTGGGAACCCCTGGCCGATGGCAGCGGGCGCACGCCGTTACTCGATACCGGGCGTATGCGCGATGAGATTTTTCCAACGTCCGGCGAGGATTGGGTGGAAATAAGCGCCACGGCCAAACAGGCCAGATACCACCAATTCGGCACCGACCCGTATGTAATCCTCGCCAAACCCGGAAAGGCGTTATCGTGGCCGGGGTTGCCATCGCGGGTAAACAAGGCCGGTAAAACCGTTCCCGGCGCGGTGAAGAAAGTGAATCATCCCGGATTGCCTGCCAGACCGTTTATTGGGCTGTCGCTGGATGACCGCGAACAGATCGAAACGACCGCCGGTGAGTGGGTGAGCCTGAAGGTGAGGTGATTTTTTGACTGCGCCGCCAGCGGCCCGTAGCGGCGCTGTGGGGCCGACCTGTCCCGCCCCGCCGCCTGTGCCTTGGTTCGGCCTGTGAGGGGTGCTTTAAACATTTTTAAACGGGGTTTGAACGATATTGGCGGGCGGGGAGCGGGCGCGGACGGTCTGAACCCCGGTTTTGGCCGGTTTGCCCTGAAATCCCGCCCGTTCATGGCAGGGTAACGGGCGGCGCTGACCATTGCGAGGATATCCTCACTATGGTGGTGGCGCAAAACCATATTGTCGACACCAGCAAAATGGTGTTTTGCCCCGGTTGCATTTATTGACACGTGTCAATTCAACTCGGGGGCTGCCCGGTTTCACCATAGGCGGCATGAAACGCCCCCGCCTTGCCCTCAATACTGAATTGGCCCTGTCCCCCGAGGGGAAAGCGCCGACTTGGCTGGAATTGATTCCTGCTGCAGATGCCGATGACACGATTATCGGACGCGATGGCCGTATGTGGATATGGGATGCCACTGCACAGCGCGATGTATTGAACGAATATACCCGGCGCGGTGTGGATATTGCGCTGGACTGGGAGCATGCGACCCAGCACCGTGCGGCCAATGGCGAAGCCGCCCCGGCGGCGGGCTGGATTGACACCCTGGAACTGCGCGATGGCACGTTGATGGGCCGGGTGCAGTGGACGCCGCGCGGGCGTGAGCAGGTGCAAAACCGCGAATACCGTTATGTCTCGCCCGTATTTGATTATGTCCCCGACACCAAGCGGATTGCGCGGATGGTGTCGGTCGGGCTGACCAATACCCCCAACCTGCGCCTGTCGGCGCTCAATCAAGAGGAACCCCCGATGTCCCGTTCTTCCGAACTGGCGGCGGGTATTGCGGCGCTCGGATTAACGCCCGATGCCAGCGATGCCGCGATTGCCACCGCCATCAATGCCCTGAAAACCGAGCGCGATGGCGCATTGGCAACGGCCAGGAATGCCGAGCCGCCGACACTGGAGCGTTATGTCCCGCGTGCGGAATATGACACGCTCAAGGCGCGTGCGGAAAATGCGGAACAGACCCTGAGGCAACGCGATGAAGCCGCACACAAGGCGAACGTGGATGCTGCGATTGAAGGTGCGGTCAAGGCCGGAAAGATCGCCCCGGTCAACGTTGGGTATTACCGCACCCAGTGCAAAGAGGTCGAGGGGTTGAAACAGTTCCAGGACTTTGTGAAGTCAGCGCCGGCGATTGCGGGCGCGTCCGGGCTGGACAACAAAACCCCGAAAAGCACTGAAACCGCGATCAATTCCGATCTCACGGCCAACACGGCACGCGCCTATATGGCCGAGCAGAAAAAGGCCGGGATTGAAGTGAGTTTCACCACCGCCGTCCACCACGTCTTGAAGGAAACTCGCGCATGAGCCGCAATATTCCCGGCCTGATATTGGCCTATACCGCTGCGGGTGACATTCCCGCCCGTGTGCTGGTCAAGCACGGCTCACGGGATGGCGAAGCGGCCATTGCCACCTCTGCGAGCGATGCGTTTCTCGGCGTGAGCAGCGAGCTTGCCCGCAGCGCGGGCCAGCATGTCGATGTGAACCGTTCCGGCGTGACACCGGTGATTTATGGCGCGGCAATTACCCGTGGCGCAGCGCTGACCGCCAATGCCAGCGGTGCGGCCATCCCCGCCAAAGCGGGTGACCAGATTGCAGGTTTCGCCGAAATCTCAGGCAGCGCCGGAGACATTGGTTCCATTTTCCTTCAGCGCGGCGCGCTGTGATTTTGACATTGAGGAATTATTCCCATGCCCAATACGCCCTTTCCCGTTGATCCGGTCCTGACCGCGATTGCCATTGCGTATCGCAATGACCGCTATATTGCCGATGACGTGTTGCCGCGCACCCCGGTGGCGCGGCAGGAATTCAAATGGCACCAATACCGTCTGGCCGACGGGTTGACCCTGCCTGATACCAAGGTCGGGCGGCTGTCCGCGCCCAACCGGGTGACGTTCGGGTTTGATGAGCGCACGGATTCCACCGTGCCCTATGCGCTGGACATGCCGGTGCCGCAGGATGATCTCGACAATGCCAGCGGGACCGGGATTGACCCCCTGGGATTTGCGACCGAACGCGGGAGCGAACTGATCGTGCTGGACCGCGAAGTGCGCACCTCGCGCCTGGTGTTCAATGCCGCGTCCTATGCCAGCAGCAACGTCAAGTCCCTGGCCGCTGCCGACAAGTGGAACAAAGCCAACAGCAAACCCCTGAATGTGCTGACCGATGCTCTGGATGGTGTGATTGTGCGTCCGAATATCGGGATATTGGGGCGCGAGGCATCCACCGCGCTGCGCAGGCATCCGCAGATCGTGAAGGCGTATCACGGCAACGCCGGGGAGGATGGGCTGGTGCCGCTGGGCTTTCTGGCCGATCTTCTGGAACTGGACGCGCTGTATGTGGGCGAATCGCGGCTGAACGTGGCCCGTCCTGGCCAGGATGTGGAGCTGCATCGGGTCTGGGGTCCACATGCGGCGTTTATTTATCGACAGCGCGCCGCCGGGCCGCAGAGCGGGACCACCTTCGGATTTACCGCGCAGTGGAAGGGCCGCACCGCGCGGCAAATCCGCGATGAAGATGTCGGGGCCGATGGCGGCATCCGGGCGCGGGTGAATGAATCGGTCAAAGAGGTGATTGCCGCGCCGGAGCTGGGGTGCTATTTCCCGGACGTGGTGCCCTGATGTATCTGACATCTGCCCAGCTTGCCAGTGGCGTCGAGATGCGCCATGAGCTGTCCGAACTGTTCGGCGTACCTGCGGATTTGCTGGCACTGGTCTTCGCCGGTGAGTCGCCCGACCCGGCAGAATGGTCGCCTGCCGAACTTGCCCGCGCCGTCAGTGCGCTGGACGAGATTGAACAGACGATTGTCCGTGCGTGCGGCGAGATTGATGCACGGCTGGCCAGGCGCGGATATGTCTTGCCGGTCGATGTGAGGCAATTTCCGATTGTCGGCACCTGGGTGCGAAGTATCACCCGGTATCTGCTGCATACCCAGCGCGAGGGGACACAGGAAGCCACGGGGCGGATTGAGCGCGATGCCCGTGATGCGCGCGAATTTCTGCAATTGGTGGCCGATGGAAAAGTGCTGCTCGGCGCGAATGACCCACTTGCCACGTCCGCAGGCGGCAGTGTTCACCTGAGCGGCCCTGGACGGCACTTTTCCCGCCAAACCTTGGGGGCGCTGTGATGGGCGTTGGACCGTTTCCACTGGCCGAAGTGCTGGAACGTTTGCGCACGCATGTCCCGCAGGCGAAGTCCATCGGCACCGCCGCCGATCTTCATACCGCGCTGGACGTTCCGCCCAATACGCAACCGGCGTTGTATGTGCTGGCCGAAGAGCGCGGTAGCCCGGTCAAGTATTCCGGGCAGGCGACGGTTCAAAACGTTGATGTGGTTTTAAAAGTCGTGCGGCTGGTGCGCAGCGCGTCCGGAGAAAAACACGGACGCGGGGCACGGAAAAAATCCGATGCACTGACCGGAGAAATCCGAATGGCGCTGATCGGTTGGACACCGGGTGATGCGTTTGAAGCGCTCACCTTTCAGGCCGGGCGTGATGACAGTTATCGTGGCGGCTGGCTGGCCGGGCAGGAAATCTTCCGCACGAGTTACCGCATCCACACCGAGGCTTTGCCATGAGTTCCCCTGTCTTTCCCACCCGCCACGGCGACTGGCACCTGATCGGCGGGGAGCTGGTCGATTTGAGCCAGGCCGATACGAATTCCCCCCCTGTCCGGCCCGGCGAAGCACGCCGGGCGTTCGGAAGCAGCGCGGGCCAGTGGCCCGCAATCGCTGCTCCCTCACCCATCACCGGCAGCAATGTAGACGGCGAACCCTCCCTGTCCGGCCCGGTGAAGCACACCGGGCGTTCGGAAGCGGCGCGGGCCAGTGGCTCGCAAGCGCCGCCTCCTCACCCACCGCTGTCACCTTTTTCTCCCCCGGCGTCCAAACGCCGCAAATCTTCGTCCGAGGACTGACCGATGGCCCAGCCTGATTTAACTCCCTTCAACCGGCGCGTCCTGTTGCTGGCGCTGCGCACGGCAGCGGACACGCCGGTGGTGCCTTCGCCTGCCCTGCACGGCCTGTTGATGTTCAACGGCCAGTCCGGAACCGAGATGGATGTGATCGAGCGCCCCATTGACCGCCCGTTTTACGGCGGCGCGCCATTTGGGGTTGCCAACAAACGCGCGTTTATCGAGGGCGAGATTGAACTCTACGCGCCCGCATCGCCCGGCCAGAGCACCGACAGCAACGCCGCCGTTCACGCTGCGCTGCTGCCCGCTGGGCTGACCACGGTCAAATCGGCCAGTGGCAAGACCACGCGGTATACCCCGGTGAGCGAGAACATCGCGGTTTCCGATGCATATTTCCACCATGCGGGCATCCTCAAAAAAGTCGCCGCTGCACGCCACGCGCTGAATAACGTCAGTCTCGATATCGGCAAGCACTTCAAAGCCAATGTGCGCATCCAAGGCGATTACGAGGATATGGAAGAATCCCCGCTCCCGACCGTCCCCCTGTCGACCACCGTCCCCGTGGTGGCGTCCGCGCACAACACCACCGCACTGATGACCGTGGCGGGCGGGACCGCGCTGACGGTGTGGGCAAAAACCCTGTCGTTGGATACCGGCAACCAGATCACCCAGCGCGATTACACCAGTCACCGCGAGACCGGGATTACCGCACGCCAGCCGACGTTTACCTTCCGGCTGGCAAAAACCAGTCTGGCTGATTTCAACCCGTGGGCGGTGCGCGATGCGGGCATCGTCATCCATGTGTCCTTTCGCCTCAATGAAGGCGCAAACAAATACAGCGTGCTCGGCGTTCGCGGCCAGATCGAACAGATCAGCGAATCGGACATTGACGGCGATTACGGCTGGGAACTGTCCGGGCGCTGCATCCCGTCGAATACCGGCGGCGATGAGTTTTATATCGAGTTTGGCGATACCACGCCGTAATCAAACCACTTTTCAAATCCCCTTTAAACCAAGGTTGTCTCCATGTTGAAACTCTCCAAAACCAATACCATCACGCTCCCGGTGAGCATCCGTCTGCCGACCGATGACGCGGGCAAAAGCAACGAAGGCACGATCAAGGTGCGCTACAACTTGCTGCCGCAGCAAGCCGTGGCCGACATGGTGGACGCCGCCGTCAGCGACCGCGAAGTCATCGACCGCGTGCTGGTGGAAGTGATCGGCCTGGGTGATGCGGACGGCCAGCCGATCAGCGGCGCGGATGCGCTGGAGGTAGTGCTCAACAGCGGCTGGAGCCGTCATCTGCAAATGGCGATTGTCGGGGAATATTTTGAGCACTTCGGGCAGGCGCGGGTAAAAAACTCCAGGCCGTTGCGCGGGCGCTGAGCGGGCGCGTTGACGGCAGCACATTACCCCGCCCCCAGGGCGAGATCAGCGGCGAGGCGTTTTTCAACGGAGAGACGGGGACCGGCGGGGATGAGGTCATTGAAATCGAAGTGCTGGACGGGAACTGGAACACCGTTACCGTGTTCCGGCAGTGCCAACCCCGTTTCATCACCGGCATGCACGCACCGGTCTATGTCGGGATTTCCGCGCTGGAATTGCAGGCGGCGTGTTCGTTACTGAATATCCCCCCGGACGCTGACCTTGTGGCGGGCATCAAGGTCATGAGCGAAGAAACCGCCCGCGTCTATTCGAGCAAGGCATAACCTGTGAGCGACACCACTGTTACCCTCAGACTGCACGCCGATAACGCGGGCCTGTTGCCGCCAGTCAAGCAGGCACAGGCGGCGGTGGGTGAGTTGGGCAAAGCGGCGGGGCAATCAGGGCGCGCAGGCGCGGCGGGATTGTCGAACATCGGCAAAGCGGCCAGTACCGCTGAGCGCGATGTGGGACGGTTGGGCCAGACAGCGAAGCTGGCGTTAGGGTCGGTGGCCGCGCTGGCCTCGGTCAGTGTTGCAAAACAACTGGCCGGAAGTTTTTTGCAAGCCGCCGACCGCGCCGGGCAATTGAGCGCGCGGATGCAACTGGCGACCCAAAACCTGCAGGAATATAACTATGCGATGGAGCGCTCCAAGCAGGTCGCGCACAACAGCTATCAATCGATCAACCAGGTGGCCGAGATTGCCATCCGCGCCGCCGAGCCGATGCAGCAGCTTGGATTCAGTATCAAAGACACCCTCGATTTGACCGAGGCATTATCTCTGTCGCTGGTGGTGTCCGGCGCAAACCAACAAAAATCCGCCGCTGCGATTGACCAGTTTTCCAAGGCGATGCAGACCGGCACCTTGCGTGGGCAGGAATTTCAAACCGTCTTGGAAAATGCGCCACGTTTTGTGACCGCATTGGAACAGAGCCTGGGCAAAACCCGCGCCGAGCTCATCAGTATGGCGCGCGATGGCGAATTGACGATTGACACATTATCGGGTGTCGCCCGTCAGCTTGCCGCGCTGCGCGATGAAACCGAAGCGATGCCGACCACGCTGGATGATGCAAAAACCCGGTTCGGCAATGCCTGGCAGGAATTTGCAGAGGGCGTGAGCAAAACGGTCAACAGCAATCAGACACTGGTAAAAGTGATTGAAATCGCCGCCGACAATCTGGGCAATCTCGCCCTGGCGGCGGGCGCGGTGGCGCTGGTCTTTGCCGGGCGCCTGGCAAATGCGCTCACAGAAACGACGCAAAGGAAACTCGCCGACATGGCGGCCTCCCGCGCGGCGGCGCAGGCGGAATTGCAGGCCGCGCGTGCGGCGCAGGCAGCGGCGGCGGGACGGTTATCGGCGGTGCGAGCGGGGATGGGGGGGGCGTTATCGCTGGCCGCTGCCGAAACACAGTTTGCGATGGCGCAGACGCGCACCACCGCAGCGACCATTGCCGCATCGAACGCCTTGCGCGCCAAGGCCGCAGCGGTGAGTCTTGCAAAAGGTGCACTGGCGATGTTCGGTGGTCCGGTGGGTCTGGCGGTGACGGCGTTGACCGCGTTTGTGCTGTGGGCGCGCAACAGCCGCATGGAAGCCGAACAACTGGCCGAATCAGTAAACACCCATTTTCAGGGGGCAATGGGGACGTTCAAAGCATTCAATGAAGAAACGGCAAATATGGCCTTTTCCGGGCTGGCAAGCGCGAATAAAACCCTTGCCGAGGCTGTACAAGACCTTGCCAACAAGGAGCGGCAGGTCGCCGAGCAATTGCGCCAGAATCAAAAAGTCATCGCTCAGACGGGACAGGTGTATCAAAGCCAGATTGAGAAACTCGCTGACTATCGCCAACAACTGGACGCCGCTCGGCTGACCCGTCAACACTTGATGGTCGAAGAACACCGCGCGATCAAGCTCAGTATCGAGATGGTGCAGCAGGCGGCAGGGATTGCCAACGCGACCGAAGCCGAAACCTGGGCCTTGCGCGACAAACTGCGCGAGTTATCCAATCTCGGTCAGACGCTGGATGAAGTGAAGCCGCATCTGGTGGATTACTTTAATCGTGCTGGTGATACGACATCCGCCAATAACCTGCTGGCGGCGAGTTTTGCCAATCTCTCCCAGAGCATGAAACGGGTGGATTGGGGCGAGATTGATAAATCCCTCGCACAGCATATCGAAAGCGCCGAACTGCGCCGGATTGAATTGACCCAGGGCAAGCTGGCGCGCCGCCGCCTTGAGTTGGACGGGTTGCTGCCCGATGGCAATTTCAACCCGGCGGAACGGGCTCAGCGGCAGGCACAGATCGACGCCATCCTCGCCGCCGAAGCGGCCAATGACCGGCTTGCAGAATCCGCCCGCCACGCGGCCCAAGCCGCGCAGGAAGCCCAGCGCGCCGAAGAGGAATTGAAACGCACCCGCGAGCAGCAGGCACACAGCCAGGCCAAATATGCCGACGAAGCGGCGATGGTTGCCGCGCAATTGAACGGTCCCATCGCCGAAGCCGAAGAGCAGCGCATCCAGCGCATCAAATCACTGGATGCGGAACTGGAAAAACTCAATATCACCGAAGCCGCGCACACAACGCTGGTCAATGCCGCCCGCACCGCCGAAGCCAAACGCATGACCGAGCTGCGCAATCAGCAATCCGCCCCTCGCTCATTGCTCGACACGATGACCGGCGAATTGAAGTTATTGGTGCAGACCCGCAATCAGCGCGAAGGATTGACCCGTCAATTACACGCCGAGCACGAAATGCGTGAAGCGATCACCGAGGCGATTGAAGCGGGCAATGCCGCGCTGCGTGATTCCCCCGATGAGCAGGCACGTCTCGTCCAACACGCACGCGCCCTGGCATCGGCGAGTATTGAAATCGAACGCCATACCGAGCGCGTGCAGGAATGGGCGGACGTGGCCACACGTGGCGTGGCCGGTATCGCCGACGTGTTCACCGACGTCGCCACCAGCACCATCCGCACCTCAAGGGATATGTTCCGCGCATTGAAAGACGTGTGGAAGCGCGGCTTTGCCGATTTGATTCGGACTGCATTGGAGCAGAATTTCGTGCGCCCGATTCAAGACGCGCTGTTGGGGATGTTGTCCGGGCAGGGATTTGCAGCGGCGGGACAATCGACCGGCAACCTCGCCCAGACTCTGGCCAAAGGCGTCAGCGGGCAGGTCACCCAACACGCCTCCAGCGGCATCGTCAGCCATGTCATTGATCGCATGCGCGGATTATTCGGCGGAACCGCGGTGATGTCCGCGTCCAGCACGGCATCCAGTGCCGCGCCTGCCGCCGCCGGAATGACGGGGGCCGCAGGCATGGCCAGTGCGATTCCGATTGCCGGGTGGATTGCCGCGGGTATGATGGCCAACGCCAGCATGTACCGCAGCGGCTGGGATGTGGGCGGACAGGCGACGGATATTTTCAAGACGATTTTGAAAGGCACCGGACCATTCGGCGGCGTTGTCGCCGCGCCGATTCTGACCGCAGATAAACTGCTGCGCAATCTGGGCATCGGCGGCAAGATGACGAGCCTGCTCACCGGCTCCTCATTGTTGGCCCGCGCCTTCGGTCGCCGCGCTCCGCGCATGACCGGGCAGGGCATTCAAGGACAATATGGGTTTGATGGATTTAACGGGCAGTTTTATCGCGACGTCCATCAAAAGGGCGGCTGGTTCCGCAGCAGCAAGCGCTGGACGCAAACCAGCGCCATCGACCCCGAGATTAAGACCCTGTTTGATGGCGTGGCGAAATCGGTGTCCGGCCAGGCGCAGAAACTCGCGGCCCAGATCGGCACCGATATCAATCAGCGCCTGTCCAGGGTGCGCGTGGACATCGGACGAATTGAACTCGATTCAGACCCGGAAAAAGCCAGACAACAACTGCAAAACGCCGCTGAATCCATGCTCGACCGCCTCGCACAGGAGTCGGTGAAGGGATTGGGATTTGGCCGACTGTTGAATCGCGGATTTGAAGGCGCCGAGGTCTTGGATGCATTGAGCACGACCATGGACGTGGTCGCAGGCCATGCCGCCGAACTCGGGCGCTCCCTGACCTCCCTGGAATTGGACAATGTCAACCGTGCTACGGAATGGCTGATGCAGCGGGCGACCCAAAATGCAACGTCTTTGGGCGATGAAACTGCAAGCGTCATCGGCATGCTGCGCAATTACGCGGATACGATGGCAAATGTCCACGCCTCCATCCGCACCTCGGGTTTAAATCAATTCCAGCGCGCCGCACTGGACATTGAACGCCAGTATCGTGAGCAGGTGAAAAGCGTCAACGCGCTGGCGCGCTCGCTTGGATTGTCGGCGGCGCGTGCGGAGGATTTGGCGGCGATTGAACAAGTGCGCGCACTCAATATGGCCAATGTCCAGCGCCAACTTGAAACCGAACGCCATCGCCTTCAGGACGACCTGCGGATCAGCCAATATAGCCCATTCAATGACCAACAAAAACTTTCCGAGGCCATGTTGCAGTTATCGTCCGCCGTGGCGACAGGCGATGTGCAGCAAGCGCGTTCACTCAGCCAAAGTGCACTGGAGTTGGGGCGCAGCCTGTACGCCAGCGGGAACGATTACAACATCCTTTACCGTCGTGTCAACGGGCTTTTAAACACCCTTGGAGATGGCCTCAATCTTGAGATGAGTGATGGCACCACGATGGGCGACCTCGCCGACATTTTGGTCAACCTACCCAACAATATCGCCAAATCCCTGTTTGAGCAATTGCATTCACCCGCGGTTGAACGTCCGAATCGCCGCCGCAGGGGGCTGTTCAAAGATCGAGGAGAAGAGCACCAGACGCTCAAGAATATCGAACAGTTACTGCGCAAGCTTCACCACAACAGCGATGATTCCCTGCAACGTCATGTGGCCGATGCCTTGCGATGAACGACATGCTGTTACTCGATATCGGCCCAACCGCAGGCACCTTGCCCGAGATCACGCCCGTGGCCGTGCGTTACGGCTCATGGTTCCCCGTGCCACATCAAGCGCGCCCGATTCCACCGATAGACGGAGCGACCCCGACTCCGGTTGCCGATGGCGTGTTGCTGGAATGGGTCGCGCTTGATCAACTCGATGTCGAGTATTTGATCGAACGCGCCCCGACGGCATCGGGTCCGTGGAATGAAATCGTCCGCGTGCGTGAACCGCGCTATCTGGTCAGCGACCCGGTGGGCGCGAATTGGCATTACCGGATTACGCCAATCCTGCGCGGCAAACCCGGCCCGTCAGTGACAATGGAAGGGCAGAGCAAGCGCACCCCCAGGGTGGAAGATGTGGTCGCCCAACAGGTCGCCCTTGATGCCGAAGTCCTGGCCCGTACCCAGGGCGATATGCAAACCGCTCTCGATGCGGCCGCCGATGCCCAGGCCAAAGCCGATAGTGCACTGGCCAGTGCAAGCGAACAGACCGACGCCGCACTGGCGCAGGCATTGGCAGCCGCCAATGCCGCCCTGACAACGGCCACTGCACAGACCGATGCCCTGGCGGCCGAGGTGGCCGAGATCGTGAATGCGCCCGAATGGGACGCGGGCTACACCTATAGTCGTGGCTGGCTGGTACGGCGCAATGGGGCCCTGTACCGGGCCAAGGAAGAGAGTACCGGACAGCAACCGGAGCATCGCCCTGATCTCTGGGAACATCTGGGCCAATACAGCTCGGTCGCGGGGATTGCCGCCGCTGCCCTGTCCAGCGCGACCACCAATGCCAACGACCTGGCCGCCGAAGCCGCCCGTATCAACGCCCTGGTCGCACGGATGCCCGGCGGCAACGGTCAACTCGCCACCCAGGCCAGCGTCGAACAGGAACAAAGCGCACGTGTAGATGGAGATGCCGCCAATGCCAGCCAGATTCAAATCATTCATTCAAACATGGCAGGCAAAGCCGATGCCTCCGCCGTCAGCGCCATCCACACCCGCGTCAGCGGACTGGAAGCCGCTGGACACAACATCAACTTGTTGGTCAATACAACATTCAACAGCGGGACACGTGGTTGGTCGCAAT